TCCAGCGTCTCCCAAGTCATTGACACAGCCGTGTCCTTCGTGTCGAAGGGCACGGCGGGGCGGAAGGGACCCGCGACTTGGGGGATCATGATGTGGGCGGCCGTTAGACGCTGTTCGGCGGGCAGCTTTCCGATTTCTCCGAGAATAGCGGCGTGGAGGACGCCGCCTTTCCTTGGCGGCGCCGAAGATGAGCGTGGAACCGATGCGGCAGCATCGCCTTTGTCCCGCCCACGTGGCCCAGCTGACGCCGAGCGACCACGACCGCTTTGCCGAGCTGATGGCTTTGATCCAGCTCGTCCACGCGCGGGTGGTGTACCCACCCGTCCTCCTTTGGGAAGTGAGTCAACGCGTTTCTGCACGGCATCGAGGCGCTGTCGCACTGCTGCGAGAGCTGCGACTGTGGCGGGCTTGCGACCGGGCTCGCCCTTGCGTTCACTGACAACGAGGTTGACGGTAGCGGCTGGCTTGGACGACTTGCCATTCATGCTCAGGTTTGTTACAAATTTGTCTAGAGCTTGTAACAGGAGCTCCGGTAGCCTAAGGGAGAAGTCGAAACCTCGGCCGGCATTTGACGTCAGATATGACAGCCAGGAGTTGCGCTTCTTCACCTGCTCACGGAGAAAACCTGAGTGCTGGATGGTCTCCCAATTTTGGCGGTGCTCGTGCACAACGTCGGGCAGCTGGTCCGGGGACTTACTGATAGGCGGCGGGTCAACGGGCAGTAGGGGCGGGTAGTAGTTGGCTGCCTCCGTGGCAGGCCCTTCGTCCTCGATGTCGAATGCGCATATCTTCTCGATAAGCCAATCATCGATGACCGCACCGCGCTCCCACCGCGCTATGCGCGCCTCCAGGTCCAGGACGTCAGATGGCATAACGTCGTAGAGCTCGCAGAACTCTAGCAAGCCAGCTTGTGGCATGAAGTGTTGCCGCTCAGCGTGTGGGCGATGCTCGGGCTGCACACTACGTGCTTTGCGCAGGTCAACCCACTCGCACATGCGCTGCGCAACGGCGCGCAACACCGGGACGTGGGACACGTCGTGCCGCCACGAGCTGGCCGCCGCTGCGAGCCATGCATCAGGGTCAAGGTCGCTCTTGAACTGCCAGCCCATTTTTGCGAGAGCTCGGCCGACTTTCGGCGCCCAAACCCGGGTTCCTTCCGTGGTTAGGTACATGCGGCCTGAGCAGTACGAGAAGCCGAGAGGCAAGTCTTGAACTTTAACCTTCGGCTTGTGGCCAAGTGACTTGTAGGCGGCCTCAAGGGACGCAGCGATGTCGCGAGGGCTGTGGACTTTGGGCAAGACCAGACCGTTGTCATCGCCCAGCACGCACATGCGCCACGCGCCGTCCAGCCACGCCAGCAGTTTGAGCCCTTTCAAGCAGCCAATGGCATTGCCCTGGGAATTGCCCTTGGACGTGTTGTTCACGCCGGACATACGCAGCCACAGGCAGGCTAGCCGCACCGCTCCCTTCCAAGAGATATTACACTTGACTTGGAGTTCATAAGCCAAGGTATCCCAGGAAGCACCGTAACGCGCATCAAAGGCGGCTTCCAACAACGACAGCGCTGCCGTGAACCTGCCGTCCCACCGCGAGCAGTCAACCTCGACAAACCAGCACTGACCAAGCTCGTCCATGCATTGCATGAACCACCTACCCAAGTCCTCCGCGTTCGCGCCGGAGGTATAGTAGATCTTGGAGTCAATGTTCCAGTCCTTCTTCAACTGCTCGCCCAGCGCATGGATCCTTGGTCCATAGTAGGCGGTCGTGGCCGGGTGCGGGTTTTGGATAGATCTCGCCCAGACCTCTGGCACCTCATACTCCTTTACTTTGTTGAGCAGTTCGCCCTTGACAAAGTTGGCGAAGTCGACGGGCCCGGGCCCGTGATTCCACCGTTCGAAAGTATCACGCAAGACTTGTGCACGAGCGGCGGGGAACCGCGCCACCCACTTGTCAAAGTCTGTAGGCGTGACCCGGCATTGCGTAGCCAGGCGGGTTTTGAAGATCCAGGCAACCAATTGGAGGTCGTCCGCGAAGGCGTCCAACTGCGTGGGGGCTGACAACATGACACGGCCGATGAGACCGTTAACGACGTTGTGCTGGCACCCACGCGAGACGTGAGGGAATCGCCCCGCGACAGAGAAGCCACTAGCCACGGCGCCGAGTGTCGGCTCGCACTTGCACTCGAGGTCACGAATGAACAAGTTCCCAGCGGCTTTAGGCTCACCACCCTCCAAATAACCCGGGCAGTAGGTGGGGACCGCCCCAAGGCCGCGTTTCAGTGCATCACGGGCCAACTTGCAGTCCATGGTCGGAACGGCCAGCGGCGACCACAATTTTGTGAGCACTGGTGGACCGTCGCCCTTTGACGCGCCGGCGCCCAGTAGGCCGATCGCTTCCTGGGAGGAGCGGGCGCGCACAATGGCAAGATTGTGCTCTATTTCGCGGCGCCGGACTGCAGCGCGCTCGCGGACCGGATCCAAAGGTCGCAAGCAGACGAGGGCCGAATATAAACGAGCGTAATGGTCAAGGCGCAGGCCCAAGTGCACCTTGTGCTCGAAGAAGCGCTTCACGACGCCCGCCGTGATCTCACGCTTCCCGCCTTTACACCGCCAGACCATGTAGGAGGGAAGGTCGGGCGGCGCCACATACCAGCCGTAAGGAGGTGCCACAGGGTTAATTTCTTCGGGCAGTGACTCCACGACACAGTTGTAGAGGCGGGGGTGAAACCGGACGGTATGCGGGATGTGGTCGGGAGGCTCATCGTCGGAGTCGGACGATGGTGAGTCGCTCGTCGTCTCGGGCCCGTCGCCCTTGGACGCGCCGGACCCCAGCAGGCCAATGGCGGCCTGGTCGGCGTGCTCAGGTCTGAACCACGCGGAGCCGCTGTAGATTCGCGGCCCCAGATCGTGCCACCACCGCTCGGCCTGTGGGAGCCCAACGGCGCGGAAGATGCCGACAGCGAGGGCGTCGGCCAAGGCGGGTTCGTGGACAGCGAAGTAGCCGACCAGCGTCTCAATGAACTCTGCAGCCGCGCGCTCGGGCACCACTGTTATCCCAGAAATGACACTCTCGAAGGTAACGATCATGTCATTTGGAAACCAGCGGCGATACAAGGCGGCCAGGCTCTTTGTGGAGAGACGCTTGCGCATGTCGGTGTACACGCTAGCGGGCAAGTTGGCGTCCGCGCAGTACCGAGCCAACACCAAATAAAGGTGAGCGTCCCCCACGTACGCCAGTGCGGCAGGCCGAGCGCCGTCGATCGTGAATTCGGGCCGATGAAGTAGACCATTGGCCAACACGAGCGTGTCAGGCGTTTCGTGGGTCTCGACCCAGCGGAAATTCGCTTGACACAACCTGACCAGGGTGAGGCCACCGGCGACCGCGGCGAGAGGCAGGCGTTCAACCAAGAGCTTGAATGAGGGCTTGACATCACTAGCTAATTTGATGGAAAACCCGAACATCGGCAGTTGGTTGTTGTTCGTGGGCAAGAGGGCGTAAATGAGCACATTGAGGATGCCGTGTGCCCAAACGGCCCCGCGCAGCGGAAGCCGCCCGAGGACGACATGCACAATCGCGCGCACGGTGAAGCGCACGGGGTCGAAGTCGTGGAACAGATAGGCCTCATAGACCGCGCACAGGAAGCCCACGTAGGGAGCGAGGGCCACGCCAGCGATGCGTTTTAGTGGCTCCTCCATGATGGCGGCCATGAAGCCGTTGGACCACCACGGGCAGAAGTCAAGCCACCACTGGTAGGCGGAAATCAGGGCCAGCGCAGGGTCTTGGACCACGAGGAGCGCGAGGAGCGTGTGTAGCCGAGTCCCAGGGCAAGAGGTAGTGGTCAAGAGCCAGTCGAGAGCACCCCACAGTCCACTAGCTGCGGCAGTGGTTACTTCAACACGCGCCGCGGCTGGCTGTGCAGCAGCTCTGGACGCCCAGGCGGC